GGGTGCGCGTGGCTCGTGTGTCTCCCGTGAAGCGCGCGTGCTCGGTCACGCCGCCACGTTCCATGCGACTCATCCTTGAGCCGCCGAAGTTCGTCGATCATCGTCTTCCGGCTCGGTAACACACGCTGCCGTGCGATGACCTCGTTGATGTTCGTCGCGACACGGACGACCAGTTTGTGACGGCAATGAGAATTATGCACCACCATACCGTCAGCCACGAACGAAGCGTCCTCATCAACCTCTATGTCGTAGAGCGCCGAACCGACCGGAAGCACTTTCGAGAGCAATAGAACTTGCCCGACCTCGACTTCCTGATCTCCCCGCACACCCTCACAAAGCTCGCGCCACAAGAGCCGCACCGCAGGGTCGCTGTGGTTTCCCTCTGGCGCGTGTAACAATGTCGAGAGCAAAACACGCGCGCATCCGGCCCGCCCTTGACCAACTCCGATGGCCTGCGGTACGCGGCCTGGCCGCACGCCGCACAAGTGACTGACAACAGCTTGCGCCGACCCACATGGCTGCACTTGGGGGAACAGTAACGACGCGGCTTCCCATCGCGCGGATTCATGCGAAACAACTTCCCGCACGTCTCGCACGTCCACTGAGGGCGCGTAATTTCGGCCCTCGCCGCTAGCAGTTGCCCATGGTGTGCGCGATGCGCCTTCGGCGTCTTCAACTCCAGATTGCTGAGCCGGTCGTCGGACGAATTCTCGTTCTTGTGGTGTATCTCCGCGCCAGGTGGGATAGGGCCAAACTTCTGCGCCCAAACCCATCGATAGCGGTACACGTACCGATAGCAACGAGAGCCATCGTCCCAATATCGAGCATAGTGTCTGCCATCCGGCCTTGAGAACGTGAAACTTGCCAAAGTCAGATCCGAGTGTCGCTGCCTGCGAGCCAACCCAGCCTCGTGCAGCCCGCATCTCTGACAGCGAGGTAGTTTGCTCCGACTCTGCCCGAACGTCCGAACCCCGCAAGACGCGCAGACCCCGAGCCGCCGCGACGGACGCCTGTACCCAGCCTGAGACCGTCCAGACACGGTGGTCACTCGTCAAACCCAAAAGGCCGGAGTCGGTCACAAGCACCGCGTACCGATGCACCGCCGAAGACCGATTCACCATCGTGCGTAGTACGGACCGCCATCGCCCACGGTGCGTGAACACCATATCCCCAGCACGCACATCGCATAGCTCAACCTGCCCACGAGCAGTTTGAACATGCACCAAGCAGTTAGTCAAGCACAAACACGCCGTAACCCCACTTTTCGGGACAGCGGGCAGCGTCGTCTTCGTGAACGGCGAACGCTCCATTAGGTAATCGCAGCCCTCGCAGATGTCGCCAGGGTTCGGGTCGCTCTCGACCGGACCGGGGCCTTGCCAATAAATCAGCGTAGTATCAGGCAGACCCAGGACGCGCGCCGACTCATACATGAAGCGCATCGCGTCCACGTAGTCGTCTACGCGCTCGAAGACCCTATCACGGTCGTCAGCGGTCTCGTGATGAACCTCCTCCATGAAGACGTTCCAGTACTTCAACTCCTCGCGGACGGCGGTACGGAACCAATCCTCCTCCTCGCGGACGAGACGTGGATCGATGCCGGGGCCGTGGCGGTCGATGCCGGACGCCTGCCGCCCGACCTCGCGCATCTGCTCGTACGCCGTGGTGAGGATCTGCGCGCTCTCGACGCGAACCGTGTGATAGTCAGGCGCGTTGCGTCCGCCAGACCACCACCGCCCGATGAGGTTGCGGAGCCGCTGCCTCGCCTCGTTCTGGATCGGTGCGATGTCTCGCGTAGCGTTCGCGCTCGCCATCCCAATACGCGCACGATGCGTACTCGGAAACGCCCCCTGGTGCCGAAGCATGATGTCTCGCATGGCGATCTGTCCGTGCTTCGCCGTCCCGACTGCCTTACCTTCCGCAAGTCGGCGGCTCTCGTACGAAGTCGGTGCGAGCTTGTCCCACAACACTGGGTCGAGTTGCCACCGAACGCGGTAGAGCAGAATCGGTGCGTTCCCCCGCGCCCACATGAACGGCTCGCTTGCAGATACCTGCGCGTCGCCGCTGAGTTGGATCACAGCCTGGAACGGAAGCCCACGCACGTTGAGCGTAAGCGTCTTGGCCGCGATCATCTGGCTGACCGGGTAGAGACTAGTCTTCGGTTCGAGGTACGGCTTCCAGTCCACTGGAGGGACCGTACCCGAGAAGACGCCAAGGAACGCCCCACTCACCCCCTTCTGGTACTCGCGAGCGAGCTTGGCTTTGATCTCGCTGACCCACACACTGCCGAACCGACGCCAGAAAGAGTTGAAGAACTGAGTGTCCTCGTGAGTCGCGTCTCGCTGTTCGACTTCATGCGGTGTGACGGCTATCGGCCTGTCACCCCACCGCTCGTTCACCGCAGCCCGTAGTTCGAGCGCCGTAGCCTCATCGAGCCCAGCGTACGGGTCACCGAGTCTTCCACTCGGCACCCCCGGGTCATTCTCGACGAACAGGATCTCGAAGTCGCGCGAGTCGGCCTCGAATGTGGGCCGGTCCTTAGCCGAACCATGCTCACCATGCCACGGACCCATGTGGTTCTTCACCAAGAACACCCGGATAGCTTCAACACGAGTGTACCGCCGCTCATCCGATGGGTTAAACGCCGCGCGGAACGCTTTGATCGACCCAACACGCTCTCGACGCACCACCACCGTCTGCCAGTCGTAGGCACGTCCAGAGTACTCTACCCACGCATGCCAATACTTCGCGCCCATCTGTGGGTCCACGACTTGCGCATGAACAAGCGTACTGTCTTTGCCGAGCTTCGATAGCCGCGCCTGCTCTCGAAATGCCCACGAAAAACACTCACCGCATACCTCAGTAAGACTCGCGCCCATTCGCGCGATTGCGCTCACGGCTCAATCCTCCAGCAACCGCCGCCCGCACGACGGGCACGCTTGACCGCGCGGGACGAACCGCTTGTGGTTGCCCACGACGTAGCACTCCCACGACGGCACAAGCATCGTCTCCCCGGTCCGCGTGTCAACCGCTGGCTTGTCTTCAACGACACGCGGTGCAAGCGCCTGCTTCTTCTCAGACTCGCCCATCTCAGCCTTCCTCAGACGGTAGCGCGCCTGCGATGGCCCGGATCACCGAAACGCGGTTTCGCGAACGGGCAGTCCTCGCCTCGTCAAACTTCCCGAGCGCGCCCATGGACATCATCCGCGCGTCAATAGCAGGTGAGATCGCAGCCGTGAGCGCCGTACTCTTGAACCTCGTAGCCGTACGATCCTCGTGAAGCGGGAGCAGCGTCTCGTCTATACCAGACAGCTTGATGGTAGCTGAACGAACCCCAGGATCGCCCTCGACCTCCGGGATGAGCGCCGAGATGAACTTCTCGGCTTCATCAAGCGCACGCCGCGCCTCGGGAAGCGAGGTCACACGCCCCGTCCCGTTCTTCCGTACACGATGCTCAGAGAAGTTAGCGCCGGGGCCACCCGGCGGAGACGCCGAGCCAAGAGCACCAGTCCCACCAGCCTGATCTATGCCGGTGTCCTTCGTGTCCTGCCCGACGTAGATTTTCTGGATGAGGTCGCGCGGGAGCCCACCGTACTTCTCCAGCACGTAGGGTATCCACACGTTCATGTTGAGCCCCGCCGTCGTGCCGAAGGTAATCGCACGCTCCATGCGATCCATGCGTAGCTGCACGACCTCGGCGCGCTCGATCTCCACGATGGGCGCAACGCTCGCCATGCAGAGCGTGAACTCGTTCTGCGTAGAGTACGGGTTCAAGTTCCGGTAGGCGAGGTCGATCATGCACATGCGAGTGAGTTCTTCGAGGAACGCGCGCTGAAGCCGGAACGCGCGCTTCGCGAACGGCTGCGACTGCCGCGAGAGGCTCTGTCCTCCCTGGTAGCTCCCAGGATCACCGCGCCCGATGAACCCGAGCGGGAAGCCGATGCCCGCCGCGAACTTTGCGAGCATGAGGTCAAGGTCACGCAGGAGGTCGTTCTGGTTCGTAGCCGGGAAGTTCTCGACCTTCGTCTGATTGTTCGGTCCGAGCGGCAGGACGAGATCCTTCGCCATGTCGAGCGGGACGCCTTGCGAGAGAAACTCCTGCGAAGTCGGGTTCAAGTACCACTCACGGTGGAGGCGGCGTTCCCACTCGCGGATGGACATCCAAGCATCGTCGTGCGACATGCCCGTGGCGTCCATGAGAACCATCACACGGTCAGGTCGGCGCAGGAGCCGCTGGATGACGATCTGGTCCTCCATGAGTTGAAGCTCACGCCACGTCACGCGCGAGCCCCACAAGAAGCTCGACGACGAGCCGTAACTCGACGTGAGTTCTCGCGACGGGAGCCGAAAGTGAAGCGCCTGGTACGGCTGCGCCGCGTTCGTGTCGATGCGCGTCGGGCACCCCATCTCGTCCGATGGAGCGAAGCCAATGAGTCGCCCGATGTCGTCCTCGATCCGGGCGACGGCCCACGGCTCGTAAGGACGGATCGCGACGATGCCATCACCGCGCGCGGTAGCGTTGTGGAAGAACACGTCGCCGTCGCGCGCCAGCGTGCGCATGACCGGGAACGCCCAGTGCTCGACACGAAGCCGGTCCATCGTTGAGAGCACGATGTTCGAGATTTCCGAGTTCGTGGCCTCGACCCACACGATACGACGATGCTCCGGGTCGAGTTGCCCCGCGTCCTCACCGAAGGCGTCGAGAACAGACGACACCATCGGGTCGGTGTCCATCTCACGATAGTTCTGGTAAAGCTCGATCCGACTCTCCTCCAGCGCATACACGCCGAGCGCGCGATAGAGCGACTGGAGACGGTTGTTGTTTGCAGCCCGGATCGGATCGGACGAGTCACCAGGGCGAAGCGGATGTCGCGACACACGCCGGTCAGGGAGCCGGTCCAACCCCTGAATGCGCTTCAGGGTCGCAAAGGGATGCACCAACATCTCGTAAAGAGACGGCGGCATGGGTTAGTTCCCAGCGACGATGATAACGACGCTCGCCGCCGTCGTGCCGTTGGGTGTGAGCGTGACGGTCGTCACGTTCGGTCCGCCAGTGCGAAGAACGGCAGCAGGGAGTACGCCGCCGCCGCCAGGTGTGATCGCGGTTTCGGCGTTGAGTTGCACGCCGACCGCAAGGTCACTCTTGAGGAAGAAAAGCGTCTGCGTCGTGAACGAGCCGGGGATCGGGACGACGATGGCAGGGCCGCTCACAGGCACCCGCACCTTGATGATCTCGTGCGCGCCGAGCCCTACCGCCTTGATCGCCACGCTAATCGGCGGGATGCTTCCGTTCTCGTCCTTCCCGCTGATCTCGATTCCGACGTTGATGTCGCTGGGCATCAGAGCCTCCTACCGAACCTTCATCGCCGCGTGTTCTGCATCGTGACAAAGACGGCATAGCCACACCACATCAAGCTTAGAACTCCGAAAGAGGGAGCGCGCGTAGACATCTGAAACACGTCTTCACCACATCCCTCCTGCCGCGTCAAGGTAACGCGCCAACTTCGCCGTCGCCGCCTGTCGAAACCCACGCCTGGTGCCTG